TGCCGCCATTCAAAACGGCCTGGCGACGGCGGAAAATCAGGCGACGATTATCAGCAATCAGGAAACGATCAACACAAATATCGGTGGAATACCGGCGGCAGTGTGGGCCGTAAGCACGCGCACGCTCACGTCCTTCGGCACGCTCGTTGCCAGTGTCGCGGCAGCGGTCTGGGATTATCTCACCAGCGCCATCACCACCACGGGCAGCATAGGCAAACTTTTAAAAGACAACATCGACGGCAAAGTATCCGAACGCGGCATGATTCTGCCCGTCATGCAGGCGCAGGTCTATTCGGCGACGGCGTCACAGTCAGCGGATGTTAAAATCGTCCAGGGCGACACGCCGACGATTCCTTTTGATCTCGGCGACGATTATTCCGGATGGACGCCGTATTTCGGCGCGAAGGAATCGCTGGACGATACTGATTACGCCATCACTCCGAAAGCAGGCTCATGGAGTGATGCGATAGAGGGCGAAGGCAGCGTCACTCTGACAACAGCAGAGACGGCAACGCCTGGAAAATATCTGGCAGAAATAGAACTGCGCAACGGCGACAGCAGGTTGACAGCAATCAAATTCAATCTGATTATCGTACGGGCAGTAATAACGGAAAGTGAAACGTGAAAGGTGAATAGTGAATAGATAGTTTCCCCTTTTTTAAAGGGGGATTGAGGGGGATTTTAAAAATGTCATACTGCGCAACAGACAACATCAAGGATCGTATCGGCGAGAACGCACTCATCCAGCTTACGGATGATCTCGGCGACGGCGTGGTCAATGAAGATATTGCCAATGCCGCAATTACCGAGGCCGACGCTACGATTGATGCGTATTGCCAGAAATATTACACGGTGCCTCTTAGTCCCGTCCCGGCCAAGATCACAGAGTTGTCCGTGGATATCGCGGTATACAACCTGTATTCGCGCCGTGATCTGGCGCTGCCGGATATCCGCAAAGACAGATACAACGCGGCAATTAAATTTTTGGAAAAAGTTGCCGAAGGAAAAATAGAACTGGGGTCGAGTTCCGTATCGCCCGCCAATGCAAGCAATGACGTTGATATCGAAAGCGGGACGCGAAAATTCACACGAACTAAGATGAGGAGCTATTGAACCCGGTGAATAGTGAAAAGTGAAAGGTGAAGTCCTCCCCCCCCTCAAGGGGGGAGGTTAGGTGGGGGTGATTAAAACAATGTCCGAAGACACAGGAATCTTAGAAGCCATTCAGGATGATATTCTCGCGCAGCTAGGCACGATCAGCCAGGTCAAAACCGTCGACGCCTGGCAAGGTGAAGTTTCCGATCTGCTGAAGATCCCGCAAAAGCTTCCGGCGCTCAACGTCATCTACCAGGGCGGCGTCTATGAACCGTTCTCTCAGGTGGGCGAAAACACAAGCGCGGCGATGGATTACTTAATCATATTGATTGTGCAAAACCAGAAAGCCCGCAAAGACGCCCTGCTTACGGCCTACAATATCATCGAGCAAACCCGCGTCAAATTGACCGGACACTGGGTCGGCGAATATGATTTCTGGCGGCCCCGGCGGGAAGAATTATTGATGGCCGAGGGGAGTACGCTGGTCTACGGCCTGACGTACGGCCTGGATCAGGTTTTAACGCATACGGACTAAACAAATTAAACGCATATAAGGAGGATATATGAGATCAGTACACGCAACACATAATATGTTTGCTGTTTCCGCTAACCTGCGGGAAACGGCGATCAATACCGAACAGACGCTGGACACAACCATGATGTTCGATATTGGCGATATCGCAAAAGTAGAAGCCCGGCGTCAGGACAATTCCAACCAGGCTATCGGCAAGGAGGAGCCGGATCTTATTTACGATAACGGCGCGCTGACGTCTCTGGCCGCCAACGCGTCGATGGCCATGCCTCAGCATTTTGCTTTTATGCTGGGCTATGGGCTGGGAAACGTAGCATCCGCAGGCCTCGGAGATGGATATAAACACACGATAACGCCGATTGAAGGCGGGCTGGATGAAGACCGGGAAAACCCGTCATTCTCTCTGGCGCAGCGCTACGGCAAGACAATCGGGAAAATTCTTTTCGCCTCGATGTTTGTCGACCAGGTCACTGCGACATTCCGCAAAGACGACTGGGTAAAAATAGCCGGGCAGTTCAAAGGCACGGGGAAACACACACTCGATGTAGAATCAGAGACCGTCGAGGCGCTGGATAATGCCACCAGCTTAACGTTGGATGCAAACGGCGTGGCTGGAGCGACGGCGGCGGCACGGCTGGACAATATCCAGGAAATCAAGGTCGAATTGACTTCGGGCGTCTGGACGCAGGTCGAGTTCTCGGCGGTGTCCGCAGAGACTCCGGCAGTTATCACCATCAGCTCGGCTGGTGGGGCAGGAGAACTTACCGTAAATTATAAAATCCTGTATCGCCCGACGGAAGCCGCGTGGGGCACTTTCCCCGCGCGCGTTAGCGAAGATCCTCTGAAAGTGGCAAAGATCTCCGTGATTCACGGCGGCAAGTGGAACGGCACGTCTTTTTCGGGTGGCCGCACGGTGACCAGCGAAATCAATTCCCTGGAATACACGCTCAACAATAACGGCGAATGCGAATTCGTTCCCGGCGCGGGCGGCGACTATGCCGCGCGTTATTTCCGCGACGGACGCGTGCAAAAAATAAAACTCGACCGGGAATTCCGCGAGCTCGTTATGCGGCAGCACGTTGAAGACAATGACACCTTCGGCATCTACATCAAGGCCGAAGGCGCGCTCTACGATGCTACCTACAAGTATCAGGTCGAGATGATATTCCCGAAGTGCGCGGTCATGACGGCTGATCCCGGCGTGGACAGCAAGCGCCTGAAAGAGGATGTTGATGTGCAGGTACTCGAAGATGACACCTATGGGAGCGTAATCGTCCATGTGCAAAACATGGTTGAGACGTACGCGGGTGTGACTTTAGAGTAGTGACGGGTGAATAGTGAATGGTGAATAGACCCTTTACCGTTACAAAACTATAAAATTAATCACAGGAGGCAAAAGGAAAGCATGGCAAGAATGTTATCGGAAAAACCCCTCAGCGTTACGTTTGTGGATAATTTATCCGGCGGCCAGATTACGCTGGAATACAACGCACCTTCAACCGAGGACCGGATCCAGTATAGCAATTCGATTGTCGCGCGGCGGGGCAAGAAAATAGAGATGTTCACCGGCCAGGCGCGCGCGAAGTTCGGCGCGAAAATTCTGTGCGGCATCAAAGACGGTGATTTTGTGAAGGGCGACGGGAAGGCGCTGTCATCCAACGCCGCTTCGCCGGACTACGATCCCGGCTGGAAAGAATTCATCACCAAGTACGCGCCGGATGTCGTGCAGATGCTGGCCATGCACGTCTTCGAGAACGCGCTGTCGTTGGCGGAGGTGGATGAGGAGGACCCTACCTAGCGGATTGTGAAGCGATCCGCAAAGGGCTGTGCGATGAATTTCAGCAGGATAAATGTTTTAACCAGTTCGGCGATAGATTAGAGAGGACGTGCCAACGGTGTGATATGAAGAGGGCGCAGGATCTGCATCCCTACACCCTGATAATAATGAAACTGGTCGGGCTCATGGCAGCCGGATATCCTTTCGGCAAGAATGATTTGACTTTCGAAGAATGGGAAGACCTGGGCACGATGATGGATATACTCGAAAATAAAAAAAGAGAAAAACCGATCCCGGTATACATGGTGACGATGAAATGAATAAAAACACAGTCACAGTGCAGTTGATGGTCAAAGACGACGGCTCCGTCGTCATGAAGAAGTTCGGCAAAAATTCCGAAGAGGCGCTGGGCAAAACGGCACACGCGTCCACAAAAACGGGAAATTCTCTGCAAAAACTTAAGGGCAGCTATCTCGCTCTGACGGCGGCAGCAGCCGCTTTTGCGGTTGTCGCATCAAGCGCGGTAAGGGTTGCTACGGCTTCCGTGCAGGCTTTCATGGAAGAGGAAGCCGCGCAAATGCGGCTGGCTGTGGCGATGGGCAACGCCGGGACCTACACCCGGCAAAACCTCGAGATGCTGAAAGATTATGCCGCGCAGCTGCAGCAGAACACGAAATTCGGCGACGAGATGACCCTGTCCATGATGGCCAATTTACAGACATACGGGATGGATATCGCGGTACTTAAAGAAGCGACCCAGGCCAGCATGGATCTGGCGGCAGCCAAAGGCATGGACCTGGTCGCCGCGTCGGAGCTGGTCGGCAAGGCCTTTGTGGGCGAGACGGGCACGCTGGCGCGTTACGGCATTGTTTTGAGCGACAACATCGAAAAGAGCGATAAGTTTTCTGCTGTGCTGGCGATCATCCAGCAGCGCTTCGGCGGGTCCGCCACGGCGGAGCTGGAGACGTATGCCGGGCAGTGGGCGAAAATCAAGAACTGGTGGGGCGACATGGCCGAAAAAGTCGGGCTTACCCTTTTAAAAGTTCTGGAGGCTATTCAGTTTGCCCTCGGCATGGTTGTCGCCGGTTTTTATACCTTGCTGGAAAAAGTAACGGCAAAGCTTTCCGATTTGGTGAGCTATGCCGAAAAGCTGCCGTTGATCGGCAGCAAATTTACCGGTCTGCGGAAGGAACTGGATTTTATTTCGCAGGGCTACGGAAACGCCAAAGATAGCGCGCTGGGATTCGCCGACACGAATTTGAAGATGCTGACGTCTTTCGACCGCGTCGGCTCTTTTGCGGATAAAATATACAAGGGGAAGAAAGGCTCGTCCGTCGTCAATCCTCTGGCCGGTGCCGATAAGGAAGCGCAGGACCTTTTAAAATCGTGGACGGATATCGAGTCGCGCATGAAAAATGAAATGGAACTGGCCGGGCTGGACGATCTCACCAAAAAACTGGTCCAGAACCAGCAGGAAGCCGAAGGGCTGATTGCCAAATTCGGCAAGATACCCGGCGCGATCGCATTAATCACCCAGGCATGGGACGTGGCCGATCGCGAGGCAATTCTGGCCGCCGAAGCCAAAGCGATCGACGAGTATAACAAGCGGCTCCAGGAACAGGCCGAAAAAGAAAGGCAGATGGCGTCGGAACGGCTCGCGGCGCAGCACGATATTTATCAGGATTTGCGCGGATACGAGGATAGTTTCTATACGGTGTCGGAAGCGTTGATCGAAGAACAGGCGCAGCGGTACCGCGATTTAAAAATTGATGAGGTCGCCATCGCAGCCTGGGCGGCGGAAGAAAAACGCAAAATCCAGCTCAAATTATATCAAACGGTGCCGGGCGCGAAAACGTTCGGCGAAGGCTGGAAAGAAGGTTTGCGCGACTGGGGCAAATCGCTGGGCACTGAATTTTCACAGGCGCAAGAGCTGGCGACAACAACGGCAGAATCGATGTCGAGCACCTTCAGTGATCTGTTTTTCGATTCGATGAAAGGCGAATGCAAAAGCTTCCGCAGTTATTTTGCCTCATTCAATGACGCGATCCTGCGCAATCTTACCGATACTACAGGCAAGATGGTATCTCAGTGGATTTTAAGCCTCGACGAGATGGGAAATTATTCAGCAGCAAAAGGCCTGGCAGGCTTCATCGGCCAACTTGCCGGGTCGCTTTCCGGCAGCGGGTCAGCAGGAAGCACAGCCGGTTCGATGGAAGGCGGCACATTTGTTGCGGCGATGGCCGAACACAAGGGCGGCATTGTCGGCAAAGAGGCGTCTCATATTGTGTACGTTCCGTCAGCGGCATTTGCTAACGCTCCGCGATATCACAATGGATTTATGCCGGGCGAGAGACCGGCGATCATCAAAGATGACGAGGCTGTTCTTACGCCCGGCCAGATGGCCGCGCTGGGACGCGATCGCGCCACTGAAATTAATATCGCCAATATCGTGTCGCCCGATATGATGGATGCGTATTTAGCATCTCCGCGCGGGAAAAACGCCATGCTCAATGTCATCGGCTCCAACGCTGGCGCGGTGCGGAGAGTGATTAGAGGTTAATGAGACAGTGGATCACGCAGTGATCCCAAAGCGAATTATCCCAGGAGCGAAGCGACGCGGGATAAAGAAAGTTCAACGTTCAAGGTTGAACTTAGAACATAGAACTTAGAACGTAGAACGTAGAGCCAAAGGAGCGAAGCGACTTGTCAGCTGACGTATATCTTACAATTCAACCGTCCGAAATGAAGCTGGCGCATATCTGGCGTACGGCAATTCAGACGGCAGTCGCGGGCAAAGACAAGCGCACGGCGCTCTTCACGTGGCCGCGCATAAAAATCAACAATAAATATCTGATCTCAGGGACAAAGCGCATGAACCAGATCAAGCGCAATTTGATTTTTAGGGTGGATGCAATATGGGGAATCCCGCTCTGGCCGGACATTACAACGCTCGCGGCCCAGGCAGCCAGCGGCCAGAAAATACTGGCGGTGGCCGAAACGGCCTACCGTCATTTTTATGCCGGACGAAATTGCATTATTATCTCCGCGTCAGATCCTGATTCCTACGAGGTTGGCGTCATCAATGTGCTGGCCTCGGCGCAGATCACGCTTGTAGGCAATTTGACTTCCACCTGGCCAGCCGGTTCTTTTGTATTGCCGCTGTACGATTGCCGCATTGCCTCCGCGCAGAAAGTCAGCGGCGCCAACGAACGCAGGCAGGTATGGTATATCGAGGCGATGGAAGCCTTCGAAGATGCCCGCTCATTCAGTTATAGCCTGCCCTCTTCCGGTGCGGCGCAATACGAGAGCATTGACCTGCTCACGCTTCCGATGGACAAACCCATTGAGTACGGTTTTGCGCGTCCTTATGATATGCAGCAATTTCTGGGGCTGGGGTATGCTTATTCCCGCTTCGCTACGGGCGATAATAATTTGTCTTTTAAATCGGCGGCAACCTTGTCATCGCGCCCGCAGATTCGAGAGCTTTTAGATTTCTTCGATTCCCAAATGGGCAGACACGGCGATCTCTGGGTGCCCTCCTGGAGCCGGGACATCGTGCCTACCGTGGCCATTGGCGCGTCCGATACTGAAATCACGATAGACCCCATAGACTATGACAATACCTATCTGGCCAATGATGTTATAGGCAGGCACGTATTCGTTTATTTTCCGGACAAATCCTATGTCTGCCGCAAAATCATTGACGCCACGGCGGAGACCATTGAGCTGGACAGCGCTCTGGGCACCGCAGTTTCAGCCAGCCAGTTAAAGCGGCTCATGATTTCTTTTTTAAATTATGTACGATTCGATCTCGACGAACTCGAAGTGTCTTATCCATATAACCACGGCGCGCGCGGCAAGGCCGAGCTGAATTTCAAGGCCCTGCTGGGCGAGGAGATTTCATTATGAAATCTCCATCAGAAACTTATATTGCCAACGAAGAAGCCAGCAAACGAAAGCCTGTCGAGCTCTACAAAATATGGGTTGGCAGCACGTATTACTATTATACCAATGGCGATGTAGCGGTGGTCTTTGATTCACAAACCTATACACCCGCGACGATTTCAAGAGGATCTTTGGAAAATAATTCCACGCTGGATGTCAGCGTCATGCGCGTTCAGTTCGCGCCGATAGCGGTACCGATCCTTCAATACATAGCCATTAATCCGATCGACATTATCTGGATTGAGATTTCACGGCTTTTTCGTGATCAGTCGCCGCTGGAGAAGTCCGTCATCTTTATCGGCCAGATCAAAAGCGTGTCATTCAAGGGCGTGAACGCCGAGGCCGAATGCGTCAGTTTTGAGCACTTTTTACGGATGCCGGTGCCGGTATATCGCTATTCGATAAGCTGTAATCATAAGGTGTTTGATGCGCTCTGTGGGCTTACTGCCGCGTCTTATCAAATTAGCGCGAGTGTCACGTTGGACGAGACTCAGACTCAATTGACGGCCTCCGCGTTTGATGCGTTAGCCGACGGATATTTTATCGGTGGATTGGCACAGTTCGAGGGTGAATCACGGGTAATCATAGCGCACACAGGCAGCGTGATCACGCTTGCGTATAAATTCAATAATCTGGAATCAAGCGATACGGTAGATGTATATCCCGGTTGTGACGGCACGCCGACAACCTGCCGGGATAAGTTTGATAACATCACGCATTATTTCGGATTCCCGTTTATCCCAGACGAAAACCCGGCTTTGAGGGTACCGTAGTTTTGTCATTCCCGCGAAGGCGGGAATCCAGGAAGGTTAATCATGAACACATATTTTTTATACTATTTCGACAACCCTGAAAAACTTACCGAGCTAGGCCGCATCCTGGTCGAGTGGGAAGGCACGCCGTACCGCCACCACTGCGGTGTTAAAGGGTTGGGAACCGATTGTATTCACTTTGTCGGGCGTGTTTTGGAAGAACTCGGTGTTTTAAAATGGCGCAAAAATCTTGTGCCGGATTACCCACGTGACTGGCATCTGCACAATACCCGTGAATTGTTGCTCGACAATTTAATCCAAGAAATTCCCGGCGAGAAAGTGGCTCTCGATGATCTCCGGGACGGCGATATTATTTTATCACATTATGGTCAGGCGTCTTCCCATGCTGCCATATATTATCAGGGCTATTGCTGGCAATCGTTGGATGGAATTGGCGTTGTAAAAATTAATATCTCCGATCGGGCACAGCGGCGGCAGATGAAATACGCTTACAGGGTCTTTGGCGCGGAGGTTGTCTCATGAGTTGGCGAACAGCAGGGCAGGCAGTTGTCAGCGGCATTGTCGGCGCGATATACGGATTCGTTAAGGGCGGGCCGTGGGGCGCGGTAGCAGGTTTTGTCATCGGCGCGGGGTTATCTCTGTTATCGTCGGCGATGCAGCCCGATGTCAGCCAGCCCGGCGTCCCCATCCAACAACTGCAAATGCCGTCCAATATCATCGGCGAAGTAATCCCCGATGTGCTGGGCACCGTCAAGGTATGCGGCACATTTCTATGCTTCGGACATGAACGATCCGAAAAAGAAACAACTTCCACAGGCGGCAAAGGCGGGGACGAAACCGAAAGTGTTACCGGTTATAGATATTACATGACGTGGGCGCAGGCAATATGTCTGGGGCCGGTGGATACTGTGTACTCTGTGTTTAAAGACGACGATGTTGTTTTATGGTCAGGCGAGTTGAATCGTCCGGTATCCGGTGGCATGGAGACAATAACAGTCCCTGATTATGGAACAATATCTTTTTATTTCGGCACGACAGACCAGGCGGCCAATACGGCTGTTGGGGGGCTGATCAGCGATGCCACGCTTAATTCTCCTCTGCGCGGCCTCTGTTACGCGGTGTTTAACGATTTCTACATTGGCGAATACAACCGCTGCCCGGCAATCAAGTTCGTTTTGAAAAAGACGCCGGTAATATCCGCGCTCTCCGCCAATAATACTGTGGGCGATTACGATTACAATCCGATTCACGCGCTCTGGTACGTGCTGCATGATCTGGCCGGACTGCCTGATACATGGTTGCATGACGCGGATTTTATCGCAGCGGCGGCAACGATTAAAACAGAAGGATTAGGTGTCAGCATGTTATTGGATCGTTACCAGACGGCGATTGATTATCTGGAAACGATCAATTCACATATTAACAGCATTATCAGATATGGCAACGATGGGAAGTTTCATCCGAAACTAATCCGCAATGATTATACCGTGGGAACCTTGCCGCTGATCGACGAATCAATCGTTTTGGACGATCCTGCTCTTTCTCGTAAAAGCTGGATTGATACGATCAATGAGGTTAAAGTGCAATATTCCGAAATTTGCTATCCCGGAGTAGGTGCAACAGGCGGTGCCGTGTATTGTAAGAACGATTATATCTATCATGTATTCACGAAAACGACTGATGATGCTCCGGTAGAATATTTCAGCCTAACCGTCAACAAAGCCTTAACAGCAAAAATATTAGTTATAGCCGGGGGAGGAGCTCCTCCTTCCTGTTGGTTTTATGGTTCTGTATGGGCCGGAGGAGCTGGTGCGGGTGGCCGCAGAGTTTTTGAAAACGTGGACTTGCCCCTTGGATCATATTCTATTCAGGTCGGTGGCGGAGCCTGGGCATGGCCAAGGGCGTACACTCCGTCTGGATATGATTCAGTCTTTACCTCTCCGGAGGGAGAACTTACTTCTACTGGGGGAGGTCACGGCGGTCGGGATACTATGCCAGGCTTGGCAGGAGACGGCGGTAGTGGTGGCGGTGGCTGGGGTGAACCAGGCAAAGGGAACACTCCGCCAACATACCCATCACAGGGTAGCGACGGTGGCAGTGGTGGCGAACATGGCAATCCTTTTGGTGGCGGCGGTGGATATACAGGCGTCGGAGGAAATGGTGCACTAGGGACTGGGGGATACGGTGGGGCTGGTTATTTAGATGAAATTTTATCCGAAATCTGGCCGGAGTATCCCTCGTTATATTGTGTATGTGGAGGGGGCAACGGACACGGAGACAATTCAAATGGGAGTCCTGCAATAATTTTGGATTTGGATGGGAAACTTCAATATTGTGGGGGGAAAGACCACTTCGGTGGTGGCGGTAATGTATCATATGTCGAAACTAATCCAGATTGGGTAGCTCTTGGCCGAGTAGGGGGGAACGGCATTGTGGTTGTCGTTTATGCTTCGGAGGAGGCAGCCCTTAACATTAAACAATCTACCCCGGCGGTCAATGCCGTCGACAAAGGCAACCACGCAATACAGGGACGCAACGTATCCAGGACCATTCAACTGGCCTGCTTCACCAACGATCAGAACGCTGTCTGGGCTGCGCGGGAAAATCTGCGCCGCGAATCATACCCGCTGGCGACGATCTCTTTCGTGGCCAACCGTGATGCCTTCCGTTATGAAGTCGGTGATGTTTTTAAATTTTCTTATGCAAAGTACGGTGTCGCCGATATGGTCTGCCGCGTTCTGCAAATTCAGGAAGAAGGCCCTGAATCGGAAAACATAACAATCACAGCAACCGAGGATATCTATTCCGTATCGTCGGTAATTACCGAATATACGGTGCCTACTAATTATGCCGGTCAACGCCAAAATTATCTCGTCGAAGCCTTTGAAAATCAAAAAATATTTGAAGTGCCTTATGTTCTGGCGACCGACGGAACCGTTAAACTTGCACCGTTGGTTTGCCGTGAAAATTCTATGGACATGGGATTTAATGCATATCTAAGTACGGATGGCGGATCGTCTTATCAATTGCTGTCTCAAATAACCTCATTATTACCTTACGGCGAGCTTGTAGGCACATATTCTGCCGATACCTATGCTATCGACGACGTTGGATTACTTGTTGATATTGAACAGGATGCCTCTTTGGTGGAAACATCAACGTGGCCCGCTATACTGGCTGGCTCCAGCAATCTAGCACTTCTCGGCGATGAAATCATTTCCTTCCTGACTATTACACCTGTTACTGGCATACGATACCAATTGACCAATATCATTCGCGGCAGATTTGGAACTCAAAAAGTAAGCCATTCCGATGGCGAGACTTTATTCTTTCTTGGTTCGGCTTCTGCCACGGCTTTGCTGTCTAACGCCGAGATCCTTCCCGGCGCGACGCGCTATTTTAAATTTGTTCCTTACAATCTGAAAAAATCTGGCCTGCTTGCCGATGCCACGGCGCTCAGTATCACCATTGAAGGCAAGGCCAGGACGCCCTATATCCCTATCAATTTTGCGGCCAATGGTGGTGCATTTGCGGCACGTTACGATACGGATTGCGTGTTGACCTGGGCGCCACGCTATCGTGGACGCGGAGCAGGAATTGGTATTCCCGGAACAGTGCTTGCAGATTCTGCCCACGAAGGACTGTTTAAGATCGAAGTCTGGGTTGGTGGCTCGCTGGTTAGGACGGCGACCGCGATTGACGCGGCCACGTGGACATATACGGCGGCCATGAACACGTCCGATAACGGTTCGGCGGCGGCGTCAATAATTTTTAAATTGTCAAATTATCTGATGGTCGGCGGCGATACTTACGAATCCGATCAGGTATCTGTAACCTGTAAAAAGAACGCTTAGGAGGCGATTATGACAGACATTTATAGCTTGCACGAAATTGATTATTCAGCGCAGGGCTGGGACGCCATTCTTGCCGCTGACATGGCGATATTGGATGCGGTAATACCCACACGCATTCTAGGCACGCTGGGCGAGACGGTGGCCGCTTATACGCCACTGTATTTAAAGGCGTCCGACAGCAAATGGTATAAAGCCAAAGCTGACGGCTCTCTCGGCCCATGCCACGGCCTGGCGGTTGAAGGCGGCGATGCAGACGATGAAATCCGCATCCACCGTATGGGGAAGATCACTAATTCGTCCTGGACATGGTCGCTTCTGAATAAGCCTGTTTATCTCGATCCATCCACAGCCGGAACTCTCACACAAACAAGGCCGTCTGATTATATCCAGATAGTCGGATTCGCCATTTCAGCGACAGAGATTCTTGTTATTCCGCCAAAGGATATCCCCAAGCCGGAAGTGCGCGGTACGACAGGAGGAATTAAACGGCTTGCTGCCGAGGCCACAGGTACGCCTTCCGGAACTACGACATATTTTGATATTACAGTCAATGTGCCGTCCGGCGCTCGTCTATTAGGCACCCAACTAAGAGTAGACACCGCGTTGACGACCGGAGAGACGTGGAGCGCAGCATATCAGACCGGTTCATCAACGGTCATTGCCGCCGCTGGACAGGCCGTCGCCAAAAACACAAAGATTAATAAAATGCACGTCGATGAGATAACAACCGACACAACGGTTATCCGCATTACGCGTGACGCCGGTAATTTTACCGACAGCGTCGGCGTGATCCGCGCAATATGTTACTATGAAACTTTTGAAACAATGGAAGACAGTATTTTCGGGAGTTGACGCTCCCAAAACCATGCGAATCCACCGCAAGACAGGATGACCTGCTACCGTCCACCAGACCATGCACGGCGGTTATAGCAGGGAGCATCCATTAAATCAATGGAGGTTTGATCGCATGAAAAGTTTTCTATCGTATCTGGGCGGTAAATCATTGCTGACCGGGAAAATCGAAGGGAATTAAAGGGCGAGAGGTATCGATCTATACAGGGTGTTATATTCTCCATCAACATTACTTAACCACTTAATAACATTACACATTTAAAATATATTAAAATAATTAAAGATAATGCTTGACATCTTGATGCATGTGATATACTATGCAATCAACAACAATAATTACGGAGGAAAAAAAATGAAGAAAATTTCAAGTCTAAAAAGAAACAGTAGAAACGAGTATCAGACATCAGATGGTAGATTATGGACAGGCGCGGCATATCATGCCCATGATGTTTTTGAGGCTGGCGACGGAAAGGCCTACTCAGAACTTGGTCAACATAGCGATGAGCACGGGTGGACATTGCGCGGAACCGGAGATTACGTAATGTTACGCGAAACAAATGAAAGTATTATTGCCCATGACCCACGACTTACCGCGGCATTAGAGTATGCCCGACAAAACATACCAATGGACTTCAGGTATCATCTTCACAATGGACAGTTAAAATTAAATCATTGGGATGGTCGTCGAACTTTTAAACTCAAAAAACTGGTTGGGAAATTAACAGAATACAAGGATATTTTAACTTATTAATAGAGCCGCCTTGTTTAGCCCCGATCTTGTGTGAGGTCGGGCAAGGCGGCTATCTACAATAGTAGAAATTACTTGTAGATTACCACCAACAATACAAAAGTCAAGGAGAAAGAATGGACACAAAAACCGTAATAATCCGAGAGTTCCCCGAAGAATTACACAAGGAATTTAAGACCTTGTGTGCATTGGAACCAATGCCGATGAACCGTAAAATTATTAAACTAGTGACGACATGGGTCGGTGAGCATCACGCCATGATTGAACAGATCAGGAAGTTAAATAAAAAATAATCTCCCCGCCGGGCGGGACTCCAACCCCGCCCTTTTTTATCAAGCATTATTCAATTTTCAAAGAACAAAAATAAAAAAAATATAACAAAATCATTAGAGCCGATCGCAAGCCTCTGGCTTGCTCCGGCTCACTTCTGTGTTATCCGGTGAGATATTTTAATGGTAAATAGACTGGCGTTTGGGGGTTAAACCCGCTAAAAAAGTGGCATGAGCGGCGGGATAATCAAATGAAACTTGATACAATCAAATGATTTTTGGAAGTCATTTATCGCGTCTTTCGCCCTCGCGCTATCACACCCGCCTACAGCTTTCGGCAATGGCGGCGCC